CCTTTACAGAATAATTTCATTCCACCACCAGAACCAGTAGATTCAACAACAGGCACTTTAAAGTCTGTACTTTTACCGAATTTTTCAGCTACTATTGTAGAAAATGGAAAAACAGTTGATGACCCCACAATAGAAAGTGTATCACGAGCAATTGCGCTATTCGTTATAAATAATAAGATAGCTACAGTTATGTATGTTTTCATGTTTGCCTCCTTAGGTTAAAAAACATATTGGGTTAATATTATTATATATTTTTATGGTAATAACTATAATGTAACAGTTTTGTAAATGATTTTTAAATAAATTTAAAATACGTATTTTTAGTAGCTTTGGTATCAAAATCAAAACCCCAATAATCTATATCTTTTTTATACCAGTCTGCTATAATTTGAATTGATTTAGAATTATAATATTCTTTATAATCTTTTGTATATTCGCCAACATTTTCTTTTACTACACTTTTAAGACAAGTTCCGAGATACGGTGCTAATTCTTTATCAATATTTTCTAATTTTAATATATCACAACAAACAACATCTTTTTCATTGCATACGTAGTCATATTGCGTATGCCAACTTCTTATTGGATCAAACCATTCATTTACCCAAATATGTCTAGTTTCTAAAAATTCTTCAAATGAATTAAAAGAAACTCCATACTTATCTACAATTTTACGAACTAAATCGTTTGGTGAATGAAAATATGAGGGTATACCCATAACATATCTCGATACTGCTCTGGCCCATGGATTTCTAATAACGGCAAAAAAAGTATTAATGTCTGTTATTTGTTTATCAATATCTTTCCATCTATCATGCGCATAGTGTATAATATTAGGATAACTTGTTACTGAAGTTCCACCATTTTTTGGAATATGAATAAAAAAATTTGTCACCTAAGAGCTGCAGATTTTTGATCTGTCAACTCTTTTATTCGAATATAACTATTCTGCAATTGTTCTTGCATTATGTTTATTTCTTTTCTATAAGTTGATATTTCTAATTCAAGCGATTGAATTTTACGTTTTAATTGATCAACTTCAATCATGGCTTTTTGGCCTTTAGCTTTTAACTCTTCTTCTCTATATCCCATAAGTTTAATAACTCCTCTTGAACTAAATAGGCTTCTTGTTCTTGTGGTAAAATATAATAATCAGTAAATGTTCGAAACGAATAGTTATCCATTTCATTTTTTAAATACTGCTTAACATGAACTAATTCATGAAATATTGCAGTTAAAAAATCATCACAATTCTGTTTTTTGTCAATATTAATAACAAATTCTCTATCGTCGTACTCAAAGCAATCGTTAAATTTATTTAATCTTATTAAGATACTATATTTTCGAAATTTAGGAAATAATTTATTAATAGCAAAGCATGCTGCATTTTCAGCTAAATCTCTTTGTTTCTTCTTACCGCCTTTAATAAAAATCATAATATTATTATAACATATTTTAAATTAAATGTAAATGGTTAAGCTTCACTTAATTGATCAAAATTTAAATTTTGTTTTTTATGACCAGGATTATATATTTTTATTTCAACATTATTATCAATATTAATCTTTAATTTATCATGAGTATAATGTAATATAAATTTAGTATTTGAAAACTCTCTAAACATATGTTGCCATATCGGTCTCCAATTATCGGCAAGTCTTAAATTGTTTGCACCGCCTCTATCTGAATTTAAAGAAAAATCTGTACTACTCTTTAAAGTAAAATCAAAGATAGAATCAAATCCGTACATATGAACTATATCTGCTTTAAGTTTATTAGCAGAATAATGTACCGCCATATGACCACAATTAAAATCTGTATAATTTGCAGCATATTTTGGTAATTCGGTATAAAATTCTTTTACTTGGTGTGATACTCTCATATAGTATTCAGGTTGCATTTCCATCCAATGTTTTGGTCTAAACCCTAAAATCCATTGGCCAGGCAAATCAATTTCTTTATTTGTCATTGCTTGCATGAATTTATAATCAACTATACAAGAAGCAAACATATCTGGAACTGGAAATCCTAATCTATTACAACCTAGTTTTAATCCTTTACGTTGTTCAGCTTCATATAATAATGAAGAATCACCATTTCCTATTACATGTACAACTCTAGGCATTTATTAACTCCTTAATTCTTTTTTTACCTTTATAACCAGTCCAATGCACTATTTTTTTATCCCAACTATTTTCGTTATCATTTTCTAATTGAACTCTTAACCAGTTATATTCATTTGGTAATGGATTTATATATGTTAGTTTTTGGAGCTGATCTAATCTTTCATACAATACTTCTTGATCGCCGACCTGATTACTTTCTAAAATCCAATTTGACCATTGTTTTAATATATTAGGTTTACCTATAAATCCTACAACTCCGGAATTATACCATGGTCCATAGTCACCTCTTCTTTTTGTCCACGGTTTATCTTCTACCATATTTAATTTATTAGGTTTTAGTAAATCAAATATGTTATCTACATTTGCTAATATTTCACAGTCAGTATCGATCCAAACAGTTTTTTCTGCTGGACAATTTAACATTGCTTTAGGTTTTTTAAACCAACCTTGTTCAACTGTATTAGCTAGATTAATAATAGCATGCACATTATCTGCTAATAAATCTCTATTCTTAATACCAAAATCTGCAAAAACTAATGGAGTAGTATTGTATTTTTTATAATTTTTAAAAAACCATGGTAAAATCCATTCATGTTTATAATCACAGCCAGTTAAAAATGCTTTATCGTATTTCATATTATTTTATAATTTCGTGGGTTGACATGGTACATATGCTTTGCTCTACAGCCTTTTTCATTTTGAATAGTTGTAAAGGAATCTTTTGCTTCAACTACCCATGGATAATATTCTTGTAAAAAAGAAAAGTTATCTAAATGTAAAAATACATCAGTTGGTCCTGCATCTGTTTCTGCTTTTTTTAATAATTCTTTAGCGCCTCGAGGCGATACCATATATCCATGTGCCCCACCAAAATATCTTTTTTGCACTAAAGGACCAACACCTAAATTTATAGGAGTATTATAGTTTCCATACGAAGGTTTTGAAAGAGTTATTACTTTATCAAAATTTAAATTAGTAGGAATATCTCCAGTAACTATTGCATCGTGTTCAAATATAATTACATTCTGATTATATTCAATACTTTTTTTCCAACAATGAAGATGAGATAGAAATGCTGCAATACATCGTTCCATTCTAGAATATTTTTGATCTATTTTAAAATTATTCAAATCATTTATATTATTCTCATCTAAAATTTTAAGCGTATCGTCATCAGGAGTTATAGCATTAAAATATTCTATATTCAAATGTGGAGCAGATGCTATACATCGATTAGCGAAATGTACAGAATTTGAATTATTCATTATTGTTATGACATATGATTTCATAACGTAGTCGTACTCCTAATACCTTGCATTTTTGTATAATATTTTTTTGTTACACCTAAAGAGAAAACTAGTTGCCTGCACATAAGAGCATCATTAGGCCATGCACCGTGTTCTTTTGTAAGTTCAATCATTTTAGATGCCCCGTTCGGTGTAATTATGTATGCACTATTTCCGGCAATTCCTTGTGGAACGCTTATATCATCAATTAATGGAGCTCTAACAACATCGTTTCTAGAAAAATGATCATTTTGTACTTTCTCATGAAATAACTGTGATAACCTAGTTGCTCTAAATGGTTCGTTAATACCTATTATATCAAATTTAGATTTTAATATTTCATCAAATGGTATTGGACTTTTAGATTTAAACATAGCATCGTGTTCTAATATTAACATTGGTTCACCACTACTAATTGTTTTTTCCCATAAACAATAATGTGATAGAAAACATGCCATTCTTTTTTTAGGATCTGCTGTTTGATATGCACGTAACTTTAAACCAGATTTTATATCATTAACTTCACCAGCCCATGGATATTTCCATTCAATTCTTAAACCAAACATTAAATCATCTACTTCATTTGGAGTTACAGCATTAAAAAATTCTATATGTGTATTTGCAGCTGAAGTCTGCCAACACCAATTTGCATATCTATTCGAATCAATGTCGTCTTTTATTCTTATAATATTAGCTTTCATAATTTACCTCTAAAATTATATAAACGCCATGGTGTAAAACAAACTGTTCCTAAACTAATATGATCAGCACCTGCATTTATATATTGCTTTGCTCCATACATATTTGTCACACCTCCACCAGCTATTACTTCAACATGATTATGCCAAGTTTTTATATAGTCGATTATTCTCATAGTATGTGGTACAACCATTCTACCACTTAATCCACCCTTGGGCGTTGCAACTGTATTACTTGCGTGTATTTGTTTATAACCCAAATCAACTATTTTATCAATTTGTTTATTTGTAATATTTGGTGGAACTTTTACAATACACCATTTACGTTTATCTTTAGTAAAACTTTTAATTAAATTTGGGTGTTTATCAACATTAGGACAACTTATGTTTAATTCTAAATTCATATTTTTCGGAATTATTTCATAGAGTATTTTCCAATCATTTTTTTCTAAGCTCGCAATACTCATTACATTATACCATTTTGTACTATCGATACCTTTAAATATGCCAGGATTACGTAAACCAAGTTTATTACGCCAAACCCACCCAGCTTCTGTTTTTACGTATCTTAATGTTTTAAGTATTTGTAAAAATCTACCAGGTCTGGGTTTTAAAGTAAATGTACCAGTAACGTAAGTAGCATCTTTTAAAAAGTTAGTATATTGTAAATAGTTACCAAACGGAGCAGATACAAAAATCATTTTGTTAATCTTATAATATAACTATCAGGTTGTCCAGTTGTTTTTCTTAAATCAAATCTTTCAATTTTCATATTCGAAGTATCTAATGTTTTTAAAAATATCTTATTCATATGTTCATTGTAATCAAATGGATGTTCTTTTACCCATCGATGATTCATTTCTTCTTCATTCATGAGTTCAATAGGCCAAACATCTTCAATAAAATATTGACCATCATCTGCTAATAATGATTTAAAATTCTTTAAAGTTTTAGCGTTTGCTACTGGTGTATGTAAGCCATCGTCAATAATAAGATCAAATTTTTTATTAGTTAAATTAGTATCAAAAGCAAATGTAGAATCGCCTTTTATAAAATTGCATCTTTCTAATCCATAAGGCTCTATATCCTCCATTGCAACTCTTTTAAATAAATCTAATCCATATAAAGTTGCATGCGGGAAATATTCATGTAAAGCTAAAGTACTTGATCCTTTATAAACACCAATTTCTAAAATATTAATCTGATCATTTTTTATAGGTTCAAAATATTTTTCATACACCGTATCGTATTGGTGTTTTATAGTTTTATCAGCTCCATACTTATTAAATAAATCACCTAATTTCATTTTTACCTCGCTAATAATGATCCGCCATGATAACAATTATGTATATTATTATTAGGCTCGCTTAAAACTTGCCACCATCCCCATTCTGCTGGCCATAAATTTTTTTCTTCATGCAATTGTTGTACATATTTTGGATTAAAATGTTTAGGGGCATGAAAGATTAAAGAATCTGCTAAAAAACAATACCAATCATCATTAATATTTTCTCTATCAACATTTAATATTTGATCTACTGTATGTCCTCTTCCAGGCCGAGTCATGAACCCGACTGGATGATCTAAAGCTTCTTCTAAATACGGTTGAAAATTTATTTGATTTGATAATAATGCATCCCATCTTGTTCTAATTATTACATCATACTCTTTAGTAATTTTAGAAACGATATCAGCATATGCCAATATTTGTTTTGACGCGTGTTGTGTTTTATTTTGATTTAATTTTTTAGTTTTATAAGGTGACCATTTGCCATGTAAACAATCTGTTTTTGAATCATGCAACGGATGATAATCTAAATTTGGTTCATCACAATATAATAAGTTTTCATGATATTCTATTGGTACTTCAGTTGTTCTTTTTGTCCATGTATGATAATATACATCAGCACCTGCAAACGCAGTATGCAATCTTTCTACTATTTTTTTAGGACCAGGGCTTACATAATTTCGATATAAGCCGTGTATACATAATGCAATTTTCATAATCTATCTAATTTATCCCACCATTCACTTTGTTTTAAATCTTCTAATTCTTCTGGAGTTCCTAATCCTATAAATTTTTCTACATGAAAAGTTTTAATCGGATTTGTTAAGTAATTATAAACAGGAGCTAAATAAAATTCACCGTTTGTTCTATCATCTTCTTCCATCATCATCTTAACACCTTCAGCAAATTTCTTCTGTGATCCGAAATGATAAACACCAACAGTAGCAATATTTGATATCATTTTCTTTTCTGCCAATTCTGTTACGTAGCCATAATCATCTACTGTCACATAACTGTGTATAGGTTTATCATGATTAGGTGTAAAAGTAAAAATAGTACCATCATCAGATATATTAAATGTATCTGTTACAAATTTTTGTTTATCCCACAACATAAGTTGATCACAATTTGCAACTAAAAATGCTTCAGTACTATTAGGATCTATTGCATGCATAACTGTACACGCTGCGCCTTCTGTAGGTTTATCTAAAATATAAATTTTAGCTTCTGGACAAGCTTTACGTATTAATTGATCTAATTTGTATTCGTCAACATGATCTTTTCTAATAATGATATGAACATCTGTTCCATATAATATATTATCTAAAACTCTGATAAACATAGGTTTACCTTTAATATCAATTAAAGGTTTTAGTTTATCATAACCAGCTTCAAAGAAACGAGAACCGTTTCCTGCCATAGGTAAAATTATTTTCATTCAAGGCTCTTTCTCATTTCATAAACTTTTTCGTATATACTTTCACCAGTATGCAACCAACCACCAATATTTGCCATCCAGTTATTTCCTATATTACCTCTTATTTGTCTGGCAATTTCAGGATTCATACCACAACTTAATGCAGCAACTCTATCTGCGTTTTGTAAATCAGATACAGCTTGTAAAGTTTCTTCTTCTGACTCACCTTCTGGATAATAACCTCCAAGCATTCCAACATGTATAGAATCAACTCCGGCCATGATTGCCAATTTAACTATTACGTTCCAAGATATTGAAAACTTATTGCCTGGATCTGTCCAGGTTCGTATTCCTGATCTTTGAAAATGTGTAACAACGTGATATAAATTACTTGTTGTATATGCACCCATTCCTGACCAAAAATTAATGTGACATGCTTCTCCGCCGTATTCATTAATAGTTTTTAAATTTTCACACAAATCATAAGGATCGGCGTTAATACAATAAGCATATACACCTTTCCAATTACATTTTGATATAGCATTTGATATTACATCGACTCTTTCACTTAAAGACAAATAATCGTTATCTGCCATGATCTCATCTTCTTTGATAAAATCTGCGCCACCATCCATCATTTGTTGAGTTATCGAAATAAGTTGATCTGCAGTCAAACCAGATTTTGGTTTTATTATCCCTCCAAATAGTGGTCTATTTTCTGCATCAACTCGATATTTCCAACTTTTCATACCAAGAACCGATTCATTCATATACGGCAAACCTTCGATATCAATAACCCTGCAGCGATGAACACATTCAATATCCGATTGTCCACCTTGTATAATACATAAAAGTTGATTTAAATTTGGCCATTTAAAAGCTTTTAATGGAAATTTTATTTTTACAATTTTACCTTCAATAGAATCAATAATTGCTTCCATTTCTTTAATATTCGGAGAATTTTCTATTTCATTTCGAATATTTGGATTACCAATACTTTGACCTATAGCTATATTCCAAGCGGCTTTTTGTATATCTGGTCCATCAACTTCGTATGTAACTGTGTAATGCATTACCTAAAACTTTCTACTCCGCCTTGATGTTGATCGTAATCAAAATCTATTAGTCTATTTATTTTATCTTTTAATAAAAGTTTTTCTTTTTTTAATTCTGTTAATATTGCTTTATGTTGAGTATCGCGAATTGTTTCTCTTTCTCTTTCCATTTTAGCTACTCTTTTACTTAAGAAATTATGTCTGAGTTTAAGTTTACCGATATCATCAGTTAGCATTTATAACCTCCATTAGTTGATTGACATTTTCACCATTTTCTGGTAATTTGTCTTTTAAAAAGAAATGAATAAAATGACACTCGTTAATTTTACTATTTGCTGTAAATAGACCATTCCATTTCCAATGTAAGTTTTTAACTTTCATTTTTTCTTTTTTAATCCATGTGTTAAGCAATACTTGATCGGTCGACCATTTCCAATTACCAACACCATCAACAAAAGGTTTAAATTCTGATCTATTTAAGAAAGCCCTTGGCGATTGATTGTTTAAATATTTTTCGAAAGATTTGTTCATAACCATTATACCCATATTTATGAACTCTGCACCTAGATCATTCCATTTCCAATCAACCTGAATATTTGAAAATTGCATTTGTGAATATTGTAATAATTTTTGTTTATACCAATTTTCAATTGGAGCAGATCTTTCAACGACTCCACCAAAATCGTATTCTTCTGTAAGTTCATCAAATATACTAGGTGAATTTTCTCTAATGTAAACATCAGCATCAATTATAGCAATTTGATCATACTTATGAAACCAACTAAAAGCGTTTTCTTTTTCGAAAATAGGTAAGTAACCACCATATTTTTCATAAGATTCACGACTTCGATTTGTTGTGAATATATCTGGTTTAATTCTTAAAATAGGTTCAGTTTGACAAATATGTACTGCCCCTATTTTCTTTGCGTATTCTACTACTGATTTTGTACAGTGATTATATAAACGAGATTTTTTACCTACATAAACTTGATATATCAATTTTTTCATTATCACATTGTCCTAAATTTTCTAACAAAACCTTTATATACAATCATTTTCCACCAAGGAGAATAACGTGGCAACCCTTTAAGAGTATATTCCCATTTTATACCGTTTTTATCTTCCCAAACCCAATGATGTCCGCCCCATCTTTTACTAGGTATTCCAATTATACGACCGCCTTTGAACGCAATTTGCCAAAGCGACCAATACCAGCAATTACTATATTTTGTAAAAATAGGAATAAAAAAAGTAAAACACCATAAAAAAATCATCCATAAAGTTATCAATTTATGTTTCATTATCTATTATCTATTACCTCTTTTCTATGTACCTCTTTTCTATGTTGTGTATTTATCGAATTACTTCTAGTAGCTGCAAGAGCTTCTTTACCATAGAATGCTGCAACTATTGCTGCAACTGAAACAAAATAAACAGCAGCCATATCTCCTAAGATTTTTGCTGCTTGATCTAAACCAATCCAATTTGCAATAACTACGAGTGATGGATATAATAACATACCCCATAAAGCAAACCATGCCATATATCGTTGAGCATCTTGTTTCTTATCATCATTTTCCATATCTGATTTTAAATCTGCTAGTCTTATCATTCTTTCCTCAGTCGCAATTTCTTCATCAGATACAATACCATCTCCATCTCTATCAAGATGAGACCATTGTGATCCAGGTTCAAGTTTCTTTGCTGGGGCCATCTAATTCTCCTACGATCTGTTTTGCTATATTTAATGCATCATTATAACCATTACGTAGTGAGTTAGATTTATAACCCTCTTCAATATACCACTTAAGTATATCTATATCTGAACTATGCCTAGGCATTATGTAATTTTCAGTTAATTCTTCGAATTGAAATCTTAAACTTAGTAGCTCAGCCACCGATTTGCTCATATACCATTCTCCAGTTTGACATTAAAGGTATACCCTCAGTTAAATGCTTTTCAACTTTTATATGAGGATGTTTGATAAGTAAAGGTTCAAAACCGAGCTGTTTTCCTGCTACTGCGTTTTGAACCTTATCTTCTATCCAGAAAGCACCTGGATAAAACTCTGAATAATCAAAAAGTATATCGTCTTTATTTGCACCTGTATCAAGATATACAAACTCGTCGAAAACTTCTTTACCAAAAATGTTTTGAAGATTTTTTGTTCTTAATTTTTGTGTATAAGGATTTAAGGATAATGAAGTAATTACAGTAAACTTATGCCCAAACTCTTCATAAATTTTTCTAACGTATTTTACCGAATCGTATAACGGTGGTAAAAAACCTATATTAGATGAATTATTAAATTGTAAAATATATTCAAATATATCAGGCATTTCATATCGATCTGCTTGATCATAAACTCGGACGTCACCTTCTGCAAAAATGTTTTTTTCTCGCATCATCCAAGCATCAAATGGATCTCTCCAATTTAAAAGAACACCGTCACAATCTGTTAATATAATACTCATTTTTTCTCCTCTATAATATTAATATAATCATTATTTTATAAATTTAAACCCTTCACATTAAATTTTTATAAAATGTAATATTAATGTAACAGTTAATCCCAATCATTATCATAACATGTTGTCTGACGCATTCTATCACCATAATATTCTTCAGCATATTTAGATGCATCAGTATAATGATTAATATTGCCGTTATCAGAAGCATATCTATCAAGATGTGAAGTTTCTGTTCTTTTTATTCGTTGATTTCTTTTTACTTTTTTATTAAGCTTTTTACCAACTTTTTTAATTAATTCTAATCTAGTATCTAAATCCATAATGATCTCCCATAATATAAATGAAACAAAGTAATACAATAAATAATATCGTTACATAAGTTTTTTGAAATAGAAGCCAACTTCCCAACAACATGATGAGGAGAAATAATATAGGTCGAGAAGTGGCTTCTAACCATAAAGCTTGTAATATGCTGATTAATACAGGGTACATTACAAACCTTTTGTGACTGTTACACTAGCAATTGTTTCGAATTGTCTAGGATGCTTTTTAATAATATCAGAAAGTTTAATAGCAACTCTTAAACTCATTTCTCTAAGATTATCTTCTTTTTGTTCGATAAATCTTAGAATTTTATTTTCTTCAGACTTAGTTAAACCTTTAGAAGAAAGTAAACCTTCTTTAATAACTTGCTTAATTCTGATAAAATAATCTCTACGAGTTTTCATAGCTAAATCGATATAGTGCGATCTTGAAACCATTGCTTGTAAATGCGGAGCTAGTTTATTTCCTTTTTCGATTATAGCATCAAAATCTAAATTAGTTATAAAAACAATTGTACCTTCAAAAGTAAAGGTTCTTGGAATTATATTTGATTCGCTATCGACCATATCATAATCAGCAAGATATGATACTTTTCTTTTTTCAGTTGAATCAGTTACAGCCTTTAACATAGCTAAAGTTGTATCATCATTGAATATTGAATCGCTATCATCGAATACAATCATTTGGCCTTTTTCTCTATATTCCCAAAGAGTTCTAAATAGACCAGTTGCTTTTACGTAACCTTTTACAACTGTATGATTTTCTTCTTCAGGATCCCAATTTTCAAGAGCCTCTTCGACTGTAAAAGATTTACCAAGTCCTGCAGGACCAGAAATAATCAAAGATTTAACGTCACCGCTTATAGCAGCTTGTGTCATTAATTTTAAAATAGAAAATCGATTTTTTAATTTTTTATCGATTTCTCTATCGGTTTCGTTTGATCTCGAAGGTATAGTTATCTTTCTCATTATATAATCTCCTGGCTGTTAGGATCAACTGGAATATCATTCCATCTTTTTGGAGCAGTAAATCTTTGTAGATTTAAAATCTCTTTCTCCATATCATCTTCAAGTGCTTCTTGACCGCTTTCAAGCGCAATAACAACTGCTAAAACTTCAGTAAGAACATCGTCTCTTGATTGATCTTTAACGATACCATCAGTAACGATTTTATTTAATCTATCCATCATTACTTTGTGATCTAAAATGTTATTTAATTTAATCATGTTTTCTCCTCTTCATAGTATTAATATAATACTTTCTGAGAAAAAGTAAACCCCCTAAATGCGTTTTTTTGAAATTAATTTAAATTTGTATCTTTTATGTTACACGTGACCGAACATTAATTCTTTATTATATTCATCACGCCAATGGATCATTTTAGTTATCCAATCATCTCGAGTTTCTTTATACATTATCGGATGAAAGTTATCGACGTCCATAACTATTCTTGTATGATTGCAAGGCATACCAGTTCTTTCTTCCCACATAACAGCATATGCTGAAAGCTGCATAAAGTAATTAGTAATATCTACTTTTTTCTTTGGACGTTTAGATGTTTTCCAGTCAAGAATAGTAGGAACATTATCCCATTCTACTATAGCATCACACGTACCAGCTAATTGCAAATGATCGCTATATAAAGGACATTCAGTTGCAAAAACTTTTGTAACATGTTTATCAATTAGTGGTCTTAAATTTTGTAATGATTGTTGAATATGAGGTAAAAAATCAGAAGTATCTTCTCCGTGCAAATATTTTTCAATTATAGAATGCACAGCCGTACCACGATTAGTAGCTTGTACGCTTATTTGATTTGCTTTATCTTCACCGACTCGTTTACGCCATTCTTGTATTTTATCTCGATGTACTAAACTAAGTACAGTTGTAACGCTCGGATAATTTTTACCGTCTAACGTAACGTATCTTCTACCATCTGCTGCATCAACTCTATCTAGAGTTTCATAGCCCATTTCAATTTTTTCATGTATAAATTTCATATTAAACCTTAATTGTGTTTCCTGCTCCTGAGTTAGCTTTTATTCTTCGAAGTGTATCTTTCCATCCTTCATCAGTTTTTGATAATTGACCACCAACACCTGATACAATTAACGGAGTTGATAAAACTTGTTCTACTCCATCAACCTTTAAAAGTTCTTGTAATTCTGAATATTTACAAAATACATCATAAGTTTCGTTTGTTTTTGTATTTTTAACTGTGTAAGTTGGCACCTTGATATCCTTTCCACCAATCTGGTGCAGATCGTTTCCATTCCCATTTGGCAAATGGTTTAGCTGCATGGTAATAATTGCGATAAGCTTGAACTGCATCACCTTCTACTTTACAATCTGGAAAGTGACTCATAGCTTGCGCAAATTCTGTTAAACCTGTTTTAGGTATATTGTTTGGAGGTGCAGCTAATATCATTCCCATTTTTTGCCAAGTGGCATGAGTTTTTTCTCTACGATATCGATATTCAGCTGCCATAGAAGCAAAGTGACCATAATGCCAATTATAGTTATCTAAACTTTCCATTGTCCATGTTGTACACGGATGATATTTGTGTACAGCAAGATAATATAAATTGTCTCTTATATCACCAAATGAATAATACGTTTGTATAGTTTTACCAGATTTTGATCTTCGTTTTTCTGGTATACCGTCAAGCATACGATGAGCGGTACTAAGCATTTGAGCAGATTCAACAATCATTTTAGGTATATGTTTATCGCATAGCATTTCTGCTGCAGTTTTTGGATCTTTGTCAAGTATAAAAATGTTCATAATATATTATACCACGTTTTAAGTCATAGGTAAATCAGGAAATGCTTCTGTTATGACATTTTTTGATATTCCTTGAAATTTATCTTTATTAACCATTCTAAGAACTACTTTTGCATCTTCTGGATGCACAACTTCTAGTAATCCAATGAATAAACCTTCTCTTTTTAAAGCAGACATTTTATCTCCTGGACCGCCTTTAAAGAAAAATCTAAATTCTGTATTTTTTCTAGTTAAATTAGTCGGAGCATTATGACCTTGAGATGCTTTATATGGAGGTTCACCTGGTGGTAAATTAAATTCTATACCTTCAGAATATGTACCAAGTAATATATCTTTTAATGCCCAATTTTCATTTTCTTTTAAAATTTTTATTTTTTGTTCTTTAGATCTTGCTTTTCCTACTTTTTCAATAATTTCGTAAATTAATAAATTTAATTTATTCACCGGCATTTTCAATTCCTTTCAATTTATTCATGATGGCTACTTTCTCTTCATTCGGCATTTTAATCCAATCAGTAATTTCTTCTTTTGTTCTACCACAACCAACACATATATTATTTACTAATTTACATATTTTCTTACATGGGCTTAGGTAAGTGTTTGGCATGTATTTTACAACCTATGAATTCATTATAATATTCATCACTTAATAATACATCATTTTCAAATTGTAGTTTTGCTTCATAATATGACATTTCACCTTTCGTTCTACATAATTTAAGTATTATTCTTTTGAATGATTTGTCTCCGTGTTTTTCGACAAGTTCATTAAGAATTCCTGAGGAACCAAAGTAACTTCGCCAATCACTTTCGACTCGAGTTCTAACCCTTCTTTTTCTTTTGCTATTTTTTGGTAAGATTTTTGGTTTCCAAAAATTTTTCTTCCCAATATATTTTTTATTTGTTTGCAACTCAGTAATTTCATAAACAAACCCTTGATAATTCTCCGGAGTTTCTTCGAATATTATATCTTTGTAATACCACATGTAAATATATATTACTCATCATACAAGACTTCCTCGTCTTGCATTATGCTTTCGGCTTCAGTTCTCCTTCCGCACATAGGACAATACTCTGGTAATGATTCAGCTTGTACGTAAGTTAATTCACCACACTCATGACATTCTATTTTAAATTCATCACCCACTATTTACTCTCCAGATTTTTTACTTTTATGCGTATAGGTTTCCCAGCAGGTGGCCATTTTCCTGCATTTGTATTTGTATATACAGTTCCTAGATAATTTTCATTTTGATCTAGTTTTGGTCTTCTAATCATTTGCAAATCTCCAAGACCTGTAATAGTAGCATATACTTCTACATAAGAATTACAAGTTGGACAAGAAAGATTACTAACTATATCATAATCTTCACTATCTTCAATATCATGGTCACCACCCCATATTAATTCGTCATTACAATGCCAACAGTTCATTTTATTGTCCACATTTATGACATTCTATTTTAAATTCATCATCCATATAAAGTGCCTTTATCATTTCCAGATATTTCCCAAACTCTTTCTGAAAGTTCTTGTGCACCACCAATATATGTTTCATCAAAGAATATTGCCGGTACTGTATCGATAAAGGGATATTTTGATTTAAATTGAAATTTTGATATATCTTCACCTATTACAATATCTTTATAATCTATTCCATAATACTGTAACATTGATTTAGCTTGTTCACAATGCATACAAAATGGATCTTTACGAGTATAAATTGTAATATTATTCATGCTCACCACCAGGATCTTTTGGATCCAATTTTAGTGTTTTTCCATCAATTACCATAGTTTGTCTTGCTCTTGGATAACTGTGGTAACCTTCTCTTAATTTAAATACAGTTTTATTGATAGATTCTGGTCTTTTATCTGCTTCATTAAAAACAACTGCTGTTATCATAATACCACTAATCAATACAATGTGTGCAATTGCACTTATACCAAATACACCCACACTACCAATCATAACTGCAAAAATTCCACTCCACATAAATGCTAGTATTAAAAATAACATATGTGCTACTTGTGGGTGTAATTTTTTTAATGGTGAATGTTCTATTGTCATTACACCTTTCCAACCAAATTTGAATATTTCATATATTGCAAATGGTGGGTATGCTTTCCAACTATTCTTCATATTTCACAACCTCCTGCAGTGCAAGCTAATTCTTGTGCTCCAACTGTCATGTCTTGAGTTTCGTATTCTGCTAGCCTTGACCATTCTACTGTTTTTGGCATCTTACTTAACATTTCTTTATACTTTACTTCTTCACAATCTTGATATGGCGCTTGTTGATATGTATGCTCACTGAATGGTAAGAATGAAACACCAGACATCCAATCAAAATGCTCATATACCCATGCTCCTACATTCATCCATTCGTGTTCTTTAACAGAAATAGTTACCGATGGTTTATGTTCACACCAATGTTTTTGATACATTAACCAATGCTCTAGTTGTTCAATAGCTGACATGTCAGATCTAAAAATAGCTTTAGTATTGACTTTCATAGGAAATGAAAATACCGAAGTATGATTTGGATTCATAACATCGTCTTCGACTGGAAATCCTGCTTCAGTCATATACATTGTAAGTGGATCTTTTTTATCACCTCTTACTGTTCGTATATAATATGGATTATGTCTTGCATGAATACCTGATGCAGCATCTGTTAATTGTGATACAGTTCCACTTGGTTTAACACATGTTATAGCTGCAGAAACAGGAATGCCAATCTTTTTTGACCATTCTAAATTTGTATCTACTGCTTTTTGTTTTAATCTTTGAAGTAGATTTTTTAAATCTTTATTTTTTGGACCTGTTAATGGTGAATCCATAATACCAGTTAAACTTACACCGAGTAATCTTTCTTCTTCACAATTTTGTCTCCAATGTTTTGATACATATTTAAAATTAACAAGAGTTGATTGAATAGTACCAAGAATAGTTGCGAGTTCTACTTTTTTCAATAAAGATTTTTCTGTATCAGTCGGTCTTATAACAACTTCAGATAAATTACAAAATTCTCTATCTCTTAAAATAATTTCAGAACACGGATTTGTTCCGTAATTATATCCTTCAGTAACTCTTCTTTCATTTCTATTAGCTTGGTTTGTAGCCGAAGCTCTATTGAAAATACCTCTTTCACCAGATTTTGAATCGTATAAAGCTTTCCATTCATCCATAAAAATACCAATATCTGGTTTTTCTGTATAACATGCAGAATTATTAGCTAAAGCTCTTTGGCTATTCTGCTCCCACCATTGACCGGCTTTTGCATGTCTCATACGATCATCTGATAAATTAGATAATGAAATAAGTGCAGATCTTCTTACGCCACCTACAACTACAATTTCTGCAATCTTACAAACAATATCGTGACATTCAATTGATGATAGTTTTCTACCATGAGCTCCTTTAAATATATTAGTTACAAATTTAAAAAGACCATCTAATGGTTCAGGACCAGATGCTCTACCGCCAAAAGTTTTTAATGGCGTACCTGCAGGCCTTATTTTTGACAAATCCCATGTTGGTATTTGACCAATATACAACATACCAATTAATTCTTTAAAACCTCTTGCCCAACCCATTTTAGAATCAGCTACCGTAATACTAGTATCTGAATTAAAAAATTCTTCTGCAATAACAGGTAATTTACTTACTTCTTGTCTTTCAACAGAAAATCCAACGCCTGTTCCATTCATTAATACATATAAAATTTCATCAAATGCCTGTACTCTATTAATTGCAACATAAGAACAATTATAACCTCCTATGTTATCTTTTTTCAATGCTTCGCCTGCTGTCATTAAACATCTCATCGATGGCATAATGCTAGTATCTAAAACCGCTTCTTCTAAAATACTTTTCATTTTTGTATCTAATTTAAAATTATGCATTTCATCTAAATGTTCTTCAAAAAAATTAAAATACCTTTCAATAGTTTCACTCCATGATTCTCTACGACCTTTATCTGGCAACCATCTCGAATATCGAGATAGATGTATGAATTGTTGATATAGTGTTGGTAAATTATTATTTTGAGTAATAGACATACGTACCTCGAATTTGCGGTTTTAAAAATTTTAATTAGTTGGTTGGTATATTATATATTAAAAAAACTTAAAAGTAAACAAAAAAATTCACTCTTTTTTAAAATATTTTTTTAACATTTCGATTTGATCATCATATCTCGCTACTATATCTAATTCTTTTTCCATAGCTTCCATAACATCAGGGTGTTCACCTATTCCGGCAGGTGTTGTTAAATATACTTCAACATTCATTTTGTGTTTATCAATATGGCCTTGTGCGTGGCTAATCATTGATTCAATAATATCATCTCTTAATCTCATTTTTTAATTCTTCTCGCTTTATCAATTGCTCTACTTCCAAACCAAAAAGATAT